ACGATATTTTAATAAATCCCTTAAATAGCGTATTACTTTCAAAAAAATATGAAAGAAATCCAGATTTAATTTATACTAGATGTGTTGCAACCCCTAACGGATGGACATTTGTTATACCAAATCAAGATAGTGTATCGTATGGTTATCTTTATAATAATACGATTACTAAACGTGATGATGCCATAGAAGATTTTACGTCTAGATTTAATTTAGATTATATTATTGATGAATTAATATTTGAAAATTACATGGCAAAAAATTTTTATAATGGTCAAAGAACTATATTACAAGGAAATATGTATGGATTTATAGAACCTATGGAAGCTACCTCTGTGGGATTTTATCAATTTATTTGCAGACAATCTTGGGATTTTATATTTAAAATACAATCCTTAGAGCATTGTAATAATCAGATTAAAACAAAAATGAAACAATTAGAGAATATAATTTTATGGCATTATCAATATGGTTCTGAATTTGATACACCCTTTTGGGAATATGCTAAATCACTTCCATTTAATCCTGATGATGAATTTTATGATATGATTGGCGATGAAAATAATACTAAAAGATATGGACAATGGAAAAAATGGAACTTTGATAATTGGAAAAATGGTGTTGAATGACAATCATCAAACTGTCACAATCTCCCTGCACAAGGTGTTTTTTATTGCTATAATATAGACATCTAAAGAACACTAATGCAACTAAGACCACATCAAGAGCAAGCAATCCAATCAATGACAGACCACGACAAAGGACAAGTCATTGTTCCTACTGGTGGTGGTAAGACCATCTGTATGATTATGGATACTATCAAGCAGTTCACATTGAAGCAACACGGACTTGGTATATCTCAGACATTTGTGGTGGTTGCACCTCGCATACTTCTTGCAGAGCAACTATGTAGTGAGTTCTTGGAAATGATGCACGAACAAGACGATGTTACACCTATGCACGTTCATAGTGGTAAAATCAAAGGTATGTTCAGCACAACAAATCCATTTCAGATACAGCAATTTGTTGAGACAACATCAGGTAATAGACTTATATTTACAACATATCATTCACTACACAGAATACAAGAGAGTGGTATCAATGTTGATACTATCTACTTTGATGAAGCACATAACTCAGTACAGAAAAACTTTTTCCCTGCTACCGATTACTTCTCTCAGTATGCTCACAGATGTTATTTCTTTACAGCAACACCAAAGCATAGTCGTTCTCCTGTCAAGGCAGGGATGAACTGGACAGAGGTGTATGGTGGTGTGATATGTCAAGTACCTGCACCAAAGTTAGTCAAGCAAGGATATATTCTACCACCTAAAGTCAAGGTATATCGTTCAAGAATACTCAAGAAAGATGAGTTAGTTGCAGACAGAGACAATGAGCAAATGATTGGTGCGATTGACAATCTTGATAAGGACAAAGTATTGATATGTGCCAAGTCAACCAGACAGATTGTTGCACTTGTATCACAGACAGATTTCGTACAGCAACTTGCTATTCGTGGTTACTCTTATATGTTCATCACAGCAAAGACAGGTGCGATGATTGATGGAGAGAAGGTTGACAGAGAGACTTTCTTTAATACACTTAATGAGTGGGGTAGAACAGACAAAAAGTTTGTTGTATTGCATCACAGCATACTCTCAGAGGGCATCAATGTCAATGGTCTTGAAGCAGTATTATTCATGCGTTCAATGGACTACATAGGTATTAGTCAGACAATCGGTAGAGTCATTCGTAAGGGTAATGCAGATAAAGTATTTGGTCTTGTATGTGTGCCAGTTTACTCTAATGTTGGTATTACTACCGCAAGAAAGGTTGAAGCAGTAGTCGATACTATCTTCAACAAAGGTCAAGCAGCAACTACAATTATTACACGATGAGTAAGATAGTATTAGTCACAGGTGGATTTGACCCATTACATAGTGGTCATATCTCATATTTCAAAAATGCAAAAGAATTATATCCACATACACCATTGTGTGTCGGATTAAATTCTGATGAGTGGTTAATTCGTAAGAAAGGAAAGTTTTTTCTTCCAATGAAGGAGAGAAGAGCAATTGTCAAAGAATTGAAACCAGTTGATTTGACGATTACTTATGATGATACTGACAACTCATCTAATATGGCAATATTTAAGTGTTTACAAATGTACGATAAAGTGATATACTGTAATGGAGGAGACAGAGTTAATACCAACGTGCCAGAATATCTTAAATTCCAACAGAATGACAGAGTTATCTTTGAGTGGGGTGTTGGTGGCGATGACAAAATGAATAGTAGTAGTTGGATTTTGAATGAATTTTTAAAACGATGAAAGACACAATTTTATTTGGAAACTGTCAAGACACATTAAAAGAATTTGCACCTAATAGTGCAAGAACTTGTGTGACATCCCCACCATACTACGGATTGAGAGATTATGGAACTGCTACTTGGATAGGTGGCGACCCTAATTGTAATCATAGGAGAGACAGTAAAGTTAAACCAGAGAATTGCAACACAGGACATAAAAATCATGATGAAATGTACGGAGTAGGGGATGCAATATACAAAACTGTTTGCCCTAAATGTGGTGCGATTAGACAAGATAGTCAAATCGGATTAGAAGAGACACCCGAAGAATATATTGAAAGTCTTGTAAATGTATTTCGTAATGTTAGGGATGTTTTAACAGATGATGGAACTTTATGGGTTAATTTAGGAGATAGTTATTACAACTATCGACCAGGAAAAGGTCAATCATATCCGAAACAATCAGTATCTAAAACAAAACAAGATTTACCAGATGAATGTAACAAAAGAGGTAATAAATTAGATGGATTAAAAGAGAAAGATTTAATCGGCATCCCTTGGATGTTTGCGTTTGCTATGCGTAAAGATGGATGGTATTTAAGACAAGATATTATTTGGCATAAACCTAATCCAATGCCAGAAAGTGTAAAAGATAGATGCACTAAGTCACATGAATATATTTTCTTACTCAGTAAGAGTAAGAACTATTACTATGATAATGAAGCGATCAAAGAACCTGCAAAGGATTGGGGAACTAGAGATCGGACTAATGGTAAGTATCATAATAAAGGAACTGGTTTACAACCTCATACTGGACTCAGTAAGAGTTATCCTACAAAGAATAAGAGATCAGTATGGACAGTAACTAGCAAACCATATAAGGAAGCACATTTTGCCACATATCCACCTGATTTAATTGAACCTTGCATACTTGCAGGGAGTGAAGAAGGAGATACAGTACTTGACCCTTTTATGGGTGCAGGAACTACAGCTGCAGTAGCAAAGTCACTTAATCGTCATTATATTGGGTGTGAACTCAATGAAGACTATGGTAACTTAATTCAGAAAAGAATACAAGATTATCAACCAGTTAATAAAGTGGCACAAGAACCTACCATAAACATACTAGACATTATATAATAAGTACATAAGTTAATTAACTTAGGGCAAGAATCTATGATTGTCTCAATTCAGTTGAGAAATTACGTTCTGTAAGTCCCAATCAATTCAAAAGGAGAATCACAAATGAGAGTCAAAGTAGAACTCATCGTTGCAGGTCAAGTTTTTACCGAAGAGGTAAGAGCAGTTGACTATCAAGAAGCAAGACAAGTTGCACTTGCCAGAAATCCAAATGCTAGAATTATTAGTGTAAATGCTGTTTTCTAGTGGCAAGAAAACAAAATTATCAAACTTTCTATCCGACTACATTTCCATCTTTACTAGACCCGAGGGTTGGACAACCGAGTGGGTATGTTACTAAAGATGGTATGTGGGCGGCAGTTCCGTCAAATGGTAGAAAGTTTGCCATAATCCATAATGGTATCGTAGAACACTTTGCAAAAAACTTTGAATATGCTATGATATACATAAAAAAGGGTATTCAAAAGGAGAAGAAAGATGCACGATCAAAACTCAATCGACAAAAATGAGACACCATCTCAAAAATATGAGAGAGCATTAGATTTGTTCACAGAGTCAGTATTGAAACCCGACCACGATTTGCGTGGATGCGCTCATAATCAGAATTGTTATGATGAGTTGATGGAGATACGAGAACATGTTTTAAAGTATCTTAGAACTCTTAAAGAAGTTACCCACCATACAAATCCTGATGAGAGTGACGAGATAGAAACACAGAAATTAGAAGACGTAAAAGCATTATCTAAGTGGCGATGAGTGAAGTTGAATTTCGTAAACATAGAGTATTTCGAGAAACAGAAGATGTTATATTCTATGATATATCAGTTGAAAAATCTAACGCATCTGACCTCGTAGTGCATACTGGTAAAGCAACATCCCCACCTGATGATTTGGTAGGAGCAAAACAGTTTTATATACACAAATATCAAATAGATCATAACCGAGTTGTATCAGGAGAGAGAACATTTGAACTGGTAAACTTTGATTGGAAGTACCCATATCATATAGTACATTTGAATCGTCAGAGTGGCGCTTTGATGATTCCAACACATACTTATCATCGTTCAGTATCAGGAGATACAGGTTCAATCGTCATCAATCAGGCAATTAGAGAAGAGGGATTTGATGCAAAGTATGAATTTATACCAGTATCATCAGCGAGTGATAAGTTGTTGTATGATATACTACTGAATGAGAAACCTATCGTACATACACTAGGGGAGTAGGCATAAATTTTTATTACTAAGTATCATCAAATACAGACACTATTTGTCTAAATAATTTCAAGTTAATCGGAGAACACAAATGCTCTAAACCCCTTTTTGTTATCATCACTTTAATTGTTTTTTATAGGGTTCAATCATGCACAACTTAATTTCATATAACCAGTTAGCGGGATCAAAGGTAGATCCGCATAATGATTTAATCACAGAATACTACGAGTGCTTGATCGAATGTGACGAAGATCAACACATCTGCAAACGTATCTGTAAGGAGGTATTAATCTATTAGGTAAACATCGCAGGGTAAACAAATGTTTAAGTATTTCAAACCACCTTAAAATTAATTCATAACCCTTGACTTTTTAAGTCAGGGGTTTTATAATAGGAGAAACAAAAAAGTTATGAAAGTTGACAGACACCACGACCCAGTTATCGAATTAGAATCTAGATTATTAAGTGAGTTAGATTTTATTGCACAACAACTACGAGGAAAAATTACTCATAATGTGTATGGGAATAGTGAAGGAAAACAATCGAAAGTAATTACGATTGAATATGATGTACGAGATAAATGAATATACTATTTA